TAAGGAAGACAGTCAGTGCAGATGCATCATCTTCTGATTCAGCATCATTGTTCAACTTGATAATAGGACAGTTGTAAACTGTATTGGAAGAACTTCCTGTGGTCTTCACTCTCTTGGAAGGAACAATTCTGACACCTGCAATCATACCGATTTCACCACGCATCATAACAGCATTGTCATACTTGTCAGCAGAAATGAAATCTTTGTCAAGACGAAGCTGTGTGACCTGTTTAGGATGAACAAACATAACCTTGTCAGACTGCACTTCTTCTTCAAAAGTATCAACTGCATTGACGATTCCTGCATAACTGATGATTGCACCTGCTGTGTATGTCTTCTGAACACCATGTGGTG